ATGTATGAGGGTCGCAGGAGGACTATATACCAGAAGGCTGTCGAATCTCTGTTAGGAGCAGAGGTGACTCGACAGGATGCTGAATTACGTGCGTTTGTAAAAGCTGAGAAAATTGACTTTACTAAGAAAGTTGATCCTGCTCCGAGGGTTATTCAACCGCGTACCCCTCGTTATAATGTTGAAGTTGGTGTCTATCTCAAACCGATTGAACATCGTGTTTATAAGGCTATAGCTAGCATTTTTAATGACTCCGTAACAGTAGTCAAAGGTTTGAATGCAGGTGAGGTAGGAAAGTTGTGTGCACAGAAATGGATGAAATTCAAGAAACCTGTTGCCATAGGGTTGGATGCTAGTAGATTCGACCAACATGTGTCAGATATTGCCCTTGAATGGGAACATTCTATATATCTGGCCATGTATAACCATGATCCAAAGTTAAAGAAGCTGCTTAGGTGGCAAGTCGATAACATTGGTCGTGGTTTCTGTGACGATGGGAAGTTAAAGTACAATGTTCGTGGATGCCGCATGAGTGGTGACATGAATACTGCTCTTGGAAATTGTTTATTGATGTGTGCTATGGTATGGGCTTACTGTAAGGAAAGTGGTATTGATGAATTTGAGTTGATGAACAACGGCGACGATTGCGTCGTTATAATAGAACAATGCCAACTCCATCAATTTGGGCTGAAATTAAACTCTTGGTTTACTGACATGGGATTCACCATGAAGGTGGAATTGCCGGTATATGAAATGGAAAAAATTGAGTTTTGTCAGACCCAGCCTGTCTATGACGGAGTAAGTTACGTTATGGTCAGAAACCCCCATAAAGCCATAGCAAAAGATTGTGTTAGTATTAAACCTCTTGACACCGAGCAAGGGTTTAAAAAGTACCTTACCGTTTTCGGCCAAGGTGGATTGAGTTTAACTGGAGGTATTCCCATTTGGCAAGATTTCTATACAAGTTTGATTAGATCAGGATCAGGTCATAATAGAAAGCATTTTAATCGTATGCTTGGTGACCCTTGTATGGAAACGGGCATGTTCATGTTGGCCAAGCGCATGACTCGTCTTTATAAAAAGCCATCCCCAGAAACTCGTTATTCATTTTGGTTAGCCTTTGGGATTGATCCATCAACCCAAGAGGCACTCGAAAACTATTACCAACATAATCAGGTCGCGTATGAACACCCAGTTTTAAAGTCTGGAGATACCGACCTCCCTTTCTGGCCCCTGAACTGCTAGTATGCAGTTGGACCGTAATGTCCTTATCAAAAACTAATTGGCGACTTAGTCGCTATTGGGTTCTGGAGCTTAAATTGCCCAAAACGTTGTCTTAAATGATGTAAACATTTACGTGCTAATCAAAATGCCGAGAGACTACACGGCGCAGACCTAAGGTGCCCCAGGATGAATAGTCCCATCGTATCGTGGTATCCAATACAGATACAACACAACAACATGCAAGAATTTTTAGCTATG